TAGAAGCTAAAGGTAGATTTTGGGATTACGCTGAATATAGTAAATATATTTGGATAAGAGAATCTTTGAAGGACCAAGTAGGAGAATTTGAATTAGTATTTTTATTTCAAAAACCTTATGCTCCTATGCCACAAGCTAAGAAAAGAAAAGACGGAACTAAAAGAACTCATGCAGAATGGGCAGAAACAAATAACTTCACATGGTATAGTGAAGAAACATTACCGGAGGAATGGAAATGAAATATAAATTTAATGAGGGTGAAACAATAAAACAAATCCAAAGATATGTTGATGGTACATATAAAAGACATTATGCACAAGGAAAGTATCAAGCTACTGATATGATAATAGATGCAGGACATGGAGAAGGTTTTTGTATGGGTAACATTATGAAATATGCTATGAGGTGTGGTAAAAAAGATGGAACAGATATAGAAATGGACTTGTTAAAAATAATACATTATGCTATAATAGCTATACATTTACAGGACATTGAAGATGATTGAAGATAAAATAGGAACTAAGCCTTACTTAGGAATTGAAATAGACTACGATAAAGAAAAAGAGTTTGATAAGTTTAGTCTAGATACACTCAAAGATAGATATTTTTGGGAAGGAGAAACACATGCACAAGAAGCATTCGCAAGAGCCTCCGTCTTCGGAGCAACCTTCAAAGGTGAGACAGATTTTGAATTGGCTCAAAGACTTTACAACTACAGTTCCTCTCGTTGGTTCATGTTCAGCACTCCTATACTTAGTAACGGGGGAACCAGTCGTGGGTTACCTATCTCTTGTTTCCTTAATTATGTTCCTGACAGTCGCAGTGGTTTATCTAATCACTACGATGAAAACATTTGGTTGGCAAGTTCAGGTGGAGGCATCGGTGGATATTGGGGCGATATTAGGAGCAACGGTATTTCTACTACTCATGGCAGTCGTTCTACTGGTTCAATTCCATTCATGCATGTTGTAGATTCTCAGATGTTAGCCTTTAATCAAGGCACAACTAGAAGAGGTTCTTATGCAGCATACATGGATATAAGTCATCCAGAAATAGAAGAGTTTATAAACATGCGTAAAGAATCTGGTGGAGATATTAATCGTAAATGTCTTAACTTACACAATGGTATTAATATAACTAATGCATTTTTAGATGCAGTAAAAGATGACGAAGACTGGAGATTGATTGACCCTAAAACTCAAGAAGCTGTTAAGATTATAAATGCTAGAGATTTATGGTGGCAGATTATACATGCAAGAGCAGAGACAGGCGAACCATATATGATAAACATAGATACTTGTAATGATGCTTTACCAAAACAACAAAAAGATTTAGGGTTACAAATTAGACAAAGTAATTTATGTTCTGAAATAACTTTACCAACTAATGAAGAACGAACAGCAGTATGTTGTTTGTCTTCTGTAAATTTAGAACACTTTGATGACTGGTCAAAAGACGATAATTTTATATTAGATTTAATAACAATGCTGGATAATGTAATAGAACATTACATAGAAAATGCAGTAGACACATCACAACTGGGAGGTTATAGTGCAAATTTTAAAAGATTCCAAAACTATGTTAGAAAAGACAAAGAAGGTTATACTAAATCTGCCTATTCGGCATATAGAGAAAGAAGTCTTGGGCTGGGTGCAATGGGGTTTCATGCATATCTACAATCTAGGAACATACCTTTTGAAGGTATTTTCGCAACTGGATTTAACCACAAAGCTTTCACATATATTAAATCAAAAGCAAATTCAGCTACTAAAGAGTTGGCTATTAAAAGGGGGGAAGCTCCTGACATCAATGGTTCAGGTAATAGAAATGCTAACCTCATGGCTATTGCTCCTAATGCTAGTAGTGGGATTATATGTAGTGGGACTTCTCCTAGTATTGAGCCTTATAGAGCTAACTGCTATACTCATAAAACTTTATCAGGGAGCTATCAAGTTAAAAACAAATTTCTCGAAAAGATTTTTAAATCGAAAGGATTAAAAGGTAAAAAACTAGAAAACATTTGGAAAGATATAGCTGGTTCAGACGGGTCAGTACAACACTTAGATATTCTTAACGATGATGAAAAAGAAATATTTAAAACAGCAAATGAAATAAATCAAATATGGATTGTAGAACACGCATATCAAAGACAACAGTTTATATGCCAAGCACAATCTGTAAACTTATTCTTTACCTTACCAAAAGCAACAGAAGACCAAGACAAGCATGATGAATACATGCAGTATGTTAATGATGTTCATTGGTATGGTATGAATAAACTTAAATCACTCTACTATTTTAGGTCTAACGCAGCTAGAAATGTAGAAAATGTAAATATAAAAGTTCCAAGAATCAAGTTAGATGATGTGGAATGTATAGCCTGTGAAGGTTAAGGAAAAATTATGAGCTTATTAGGCACTAGAGATTATTATAAACCTTTTGAATATCCATGGATGTTTGATTACTATGTATTACAGAATCAAATGCATTGGATGCCAGAATCCGTACCATTACATACAGATGTAAAAGACTGGCAAGAACTTTCAGATAAAGAAAAGAATTTACTTACACAAATATTTAGATTGTTTACTCAATCAGATGTGGATGTAGCATCAGGATATATAGATAAGTATATGCCTATATTTAAAAAGCCAGAAGCAAGGATGATGATGTCATCTTTTGCTAACATGGAATCAATACATCAACATGCCTACAGCTTATTGCTTGATACAGTAGGTATGCCAGAGATAGAGTATAAAGCATTTGCTGACTATGAAGAGATGGCAGACAAGCATGACTATGTCGGAAACTTTAAACCTAGTAAAGCTAAGAAAGAAACTATAGCTAAAACATTAGCAGTCTATTCAGCTTTTACAGAAGGACTACAACTCTTTAGTAGCTTTGCAATCCTGTTAAACTTTCCAAGGTTCGGTAGAATGAAAGGTATGGGACAGATAGTTACTTATTCTATTCGTGATGAGTCTATGCATGTTGAAGCTATGACTAAATTGTTTAGAGAGTTTATCAAAGAAAACATAGAGATATGGACAGATGATTTTAAGAAAGAACTCTATGAAATTTGCAGACAAATGGTTACTCTTGAAGATAAATTTTTAGACCTTGTGTTTGAGATGGGAGACTTACAAGGATTAACTAAGAAAGATATGTATGCTTACAACAGATACATAGCTGACAGAAGATTATTACAGCTTGGTCTTAAAACTAACTATGACCAAAGAGAAAATCCTCTTGGTTGGATAGATGAAGTCATGGGTGTTGAACATCAGAACTTTTTTGAAGGTAGGGCAACTACATACATGAAAGCAGGATTAAGAGGAAGACAAGACAATATAACATTTACAGGATTTGAATAATGAAAAGAGAAGAATCTGTTTTAATAGGTTATAAACTTCTTTATGATAGGTCTGGTAAATTAGTAACAGAAAGAATATCTACTGACATTACTAAATTAAAACCATTCTTTAGTAAAAAAGAATATGCTATTTTAAAAACTATTATAAGAGAAGGAACAGTTAAATTAGATGAAATACATAATCATATAGAAGCTAATTTAAATGCAAGAGTAATGACAAATTAATGAAGTGGGCTAGTTTATTATTAGGATTATTAACATTACCTTTAATATTTAATGTTACACCTTTAGAAGTTATGAGGTTAAAAACCTTTGATGCTTTTGTAGAAACACCAGAGCCATCTGGTAATTTTGTAATCTTAAATATCACAGAAGAAGACGTACAAGAACGAGGTGGCTATCCTTTTCCTAGACAAGATTTAGCAGAAATACATAGACAGCTACTTAACGAAGGTGCATTGGGAGTTGGGTGGGTTATTCTTTTTCCACAACCAGACAGGTTTGAGGGAGATAAAATATTTGCACAGATGTTAAGCTATGCTCCTAGTGTATTAGCTATGCCAGAGTATAATAATAATATTTATCCTAAAACACATGGTACTGTTATTCTCGGACCAGATATAGACTTACCAAAAGCTACAGGATTTTTACAAAACATATCAGAACTTCAAGAGGTATCAGCCCAAGGTGCTGTGTCTGCTCCAGTAGATGTTGATAATCTTGTAAGAAGAATACCTTTATTACAACAAACTCCTAATGGGTGGGTAGGTTCTTTTGGTATTGAAGTATTAAAAACTTTAGTTGATGCTAATACATATCAAATAAAAACAAACAAGAATGGTATAGAGCAAATAAGAGTTCGTGGGCTTGACCCTATATCAACAGATAGCCTTGGTCGTAAGTGGATTAGCTGGGTTGATACAAAACAAACTACACTATCTGAAATGAATGTTGCAAACAAGTTTGTATTCGTAGGTGTTACTGCAGCAGGGGTAATGCCTACTCTAGCCACACCAAACGGGCTATTAGAACCACACAAGATACAGGCTGCCCTTGCAGAAAGTATTTTGATTGACTCTCCGTTCATCCCTGACTATAGATTGTTTGTTGAACTATTGATATTAGTTATATCAGGATTACTAATAGCTTTTGTAATAAGTTATTTTGGTATTACATGGGGTATGGTATTAGCAGGAACTTCAATAGCTTCAGTAGGTTCTCTTGGTTATTACTTTATATCTATTGGGTATCTTATAGATGTCACATGGAGTATGACATGTATGACACTTATTGCTCTACAACAATTCTATATAAACTTTAGAACACAATTTAAATTAAGACAACAAATAAAGAAACAGTTTGGTACTTATCTTTCTCCTGATATGGTAGCTATGCTACAAAAAAATCCAGAGCTTTTAAAGTTAGGTGGAGAAAGAAAAGAAATGACATTCTTATTTACTGACATCATGGGCTTTACTCCTGTATCAGAAGTATTTAAAAACAATGATGACCCTGAAGGCTTGGTAGAATTAATAAATACTTATCTTGATAAGATGACAAAAATTATATTAGCTAATAATGGAACTATTGACAAGTATATGGGCGATTGTATAATGGCATTTTGGAATGCTCCTCTTGCCTGTGAGAATCATGCAGAACTAGCTATAAAGTCTGCAATAGAAATAGAAGAAGCAACACTAGAACTTAATAAACAATTTAAAGAACAGGGTTTAGACTTACCACCTATCAATGTAGGAACTGGTGTCAACTCTGGAACTTGTATTGTTGGTAACATGGGAAGCGAAACAAGGTTTGATTACTCTGTTGTTGGAGATGCTGTAAACTTATCAGCTAGATTAGAAGCTACTGCTGGTAGAAATGAGTATAAACAATGGAAGATTATTATATCAGAGTACACTAAAGACTTAGCAGGGGATGTATTTAACTATGAATTAGTAGATAATATCTCTGTAAAAGGTAAGTCAGAAAAAATTACTGTGTATTTCCCTTCAAATAAGTAAAACTTTATGAGAGCTACAGAGAAGCCCGTGGTTGAATAATAGATGTTTTTGAAGCCAAGGTATTAACTACCATCTAAGTATTTAACCACCGGCTTTAGGTGTTGACAATTTTTTTTAATCGCCTTGTTTTATAGTAATTGTAGAAGAACCACCACCATTAACTACAATTTGTGTACTCTTTCCATTTTGCACAAGGATAACAGTATAAGAACCTGTCTTATCTAAATCTAATCTTACTGTATCTTCTAATGATTTTAAGAATGTTATAATATTATCTGTGACAAAAGTATTAACTTGTGTATTAGAATCAAAACCTATACTTGTTCCTTTTAAATCTAAACTAGTTTTTAAAATTGTTTCAGTCTGGTCTAACTCATTTACATCTTGTATTATATCTAATAAGTCTTCAAGAAAGTTTACATCTAAATAATTAATATCTAATTCAGTAAACTCTAAGTCATCTTCTGCAAGATAGTCTACATCTAAATCATCAAAGTCAAGGAAGTCAGCATCAAGAATATTAGAAACGCTAACTCCATCTTCTCCTTGTACATTTGTTTTTTCCTGTGGAGGATTTACTATTAACATATTATCAATTAACTCTAAAGTTAAATCTAATATAACTGGTTTAGTAGGTTCAAGTTCAAACATAGAAACTGTAGTAGCTTGATATGGCTTGTTAAGAATTACTTCTCCTGCACCTGTTGCTACTAATATTTCTCCACTAGGAGTACCATCATCTTTTGGTAATAATATAATTAAACTTTCTCCCAATTCATTTACTGTAATTGTGAAGTCAGTTCCTCTAATTGAAACATTAGCACTTGGAGTTGAGATAGCTATGTTTTCTTTGTTTATATTATTTAACTTACCAGTAATAAACCTTGCAGTTCCACTAGCAAATTGTAGAGCCATCTTAGATTTAGATGGGTCAGGGTCATAGATAAATTCATCTATAATTAATTGTGAATGTTCTGTTAGTCTTACTTGACTATCATTTAAAAATGTTATGCCTATTCTTCCGTTAGAAGTTTCTACATTGTCATAACTTTCTATATCAAAAGACAAGGCAGCATCATAAGGAATGCCCCTTACAATTCTGCCTGTACCTTTTAATTCTGTTACGCTTCCTATACTAGCATCCGACTGCTGTGCCACCATCGTTTTGGATAACACACACAGTACCAGAATTACCAGTTGAAAGTATTTTGAGCCAATCATTATCTAATGTACTAAGTTGTTGTATGTTAAAAGTTCTAGAGTTACCTGTCTGGTCTAAATAAAAATAACCACCAGCATAACCACTACCTGTAAAAGTAATATTATTACTATCTCCATCAACATCAACATAAGAAGTACCACCATCATAATTTATATCAAAATCTAATGTGTTGCTACTTCCGTTAATAATCCAATCCAAATCTGTGTTACTAGCCATTGAAGTAGTAGCAACGTCTAATGTAAAAGTATTACTATCTCCAGTAACGTCAACATTAAAGTTTGAATTGTCAGCACCATAAGTATTTGTAGGGTCTACTTGAATGGTAAATGCATTAGAATCTCCATCAAACTCAAAAAAACCTGTAATACTATCTCCTAATATATCACCAAGAAATTTATTAGTATCACCAATTTGATTTACATCTAATGTAAGATTTAACCCATCTAAGTCTAGTGCAGTTAAAGTACCTGCAACAGAATTTAAACCACCTATTATATTTCCAGAACCAAGTTGTTCTAAATCTATATTAGCAGTAGCACCTGATTGGTCAATATATATTTCATTATCAGCCCCGTATGCTGTCAACGCAGTCAACATCACAACTAGGCTCATCAATTTTAATTGTTTCATATTCCCAATACCCTCTCTCTATTCCTATTTCTATTAAGTTAAATACTCCAGCTTCTATTGCCTTTTGCAAAGCTATAGAACCTACCTCGTTCTCAGCTATTCCTCCTTCTATTTCTACAAGTTCTGTTCCTTGTTCATAAAATTTAAAAATATCCTGAGACACACTTGTTGATAAAATATTTTTAGAAACTGTAGTCTCTACTAATATTTCACCTGTCGATACAGAAACTAATCTTAATGAGATAGTTACTATATCTTCTCGGTATTGTTTACTATTACCTATTCCTAAGTACCTAGCACCAATACCACCAGATTCTACATTTGTGTCATAACTAATTACTCCACCTTGTATTATGAGACCAGCAAATAATAAAGGTTGAAGCTTTTGGTCTTGTTCAAAGTTTTCTCTGGTTGACCTGATAAGCTGTCGTTCTTTTGTAAGATTGTCTAATCCTACCCTTTCAACAACTCTAAAAAATTTTCCATTAGCAGCATGTTTTAAAGCTCTTATAAGTAATGCTTCTGGAGCTTGTGTAACTGCTGTACTAAACAAAGCAAAGCTACTATTACTTTTTCTTTGCCCTGTTAAATCTTGAAAGCTATCCCTGTATACTGCTATAATTGGTTTTTGTTTTGCAGCAGGTACTTCAGCTAATTCAACTGATTGTAAATCTAAAATACTAGCAGGTTGTATATCTCTTGTTAAAGCTAAATCGTTATTGTAATTTAATACTGCACAACTAGAAAGTAAAACTGCCAATAGGCAAACTGATAACTGTCGTATTCCCATCTGAGTCCGTAATTTTTAATGTTATTATTCCATCAACAACACTATATTCGATTGTGTTGCCCTCTAAGTTTAGTATACCACTATCACTAGGAGTTTCTCCAAACAAGTTTTCTACTAGTTGTCTTGATAGTTGTGCGTATATTCTTGACTCTAAGTTTCTTATAAACCTAGCAAGTGTTGTATTTTCTTTGTCTCTTTTAATTTGGTCTTGTAAAGCTTTAAGTTCTTCTTTGATACTCATCTTTCTATTAAACTCTTGATTCTCTATAGTAAGATAATGTGCAGATGTACCTATACCACTAAAGCTAGGATTCTTAAATTGATGTACCATCTCATCTGACATACTATTAACAGACCAAAACATAACTAAGATAGACCAAAAGAATATACAAAACTTACAATTTCTTGTAGTCTTTTTGCTTTTAAATGTTGGCATTAATTTCATATTTTAACACGGGTTTAAGTTTTGTCCTGTTACATGATGATAGTTAGGCATGTTTCTACATGTTGTATTATATATATATAAATTTTTTAATATTACAACTGCTAAAATCCAATTAGCTAATACAATTTCTTCTTCTTGAAAATTAGCTGCAATAAGTGGAGACATAATAGATTTATGTAATAAAAATTCTGCAGCACTAGGTTTTTCTGGTAACAAAAAATTACCTTCGTTTATGTGTGGATGATTTCTAGTCATGTAATATGAAGTTGTCATATCAATAGTATTAAGAATATAGTAAGTTGTTAGTGTTTTTTTACTTGGTTCATTTTTTATTTTTATAAATCTAAGACGTTTGTTTATTGAGTCTTGTATTAATAAAGAGTCTTTTTTTATTTGTACATAGTTAAAATTTGTTTCTGGTAAAGTTAAATCTAATTGTCTTTCATCTGCAAACAAATTGTTAATTCCAAACATAGATATAGCCATGAGTCCTAATACAAATACTTGTACTATAGATGCTATTGTTATTTGTTTCATAGGGTGTATATCTTCTATCATATCAATCTTTTCTTTGGTCTTTTTTTCCATCTGCTCTCGCTAATCTATCAACATCTACAGGAATACCCATAGCTGTTCTGCACATAGTATCTATTCTTATTATATCATTATCTATTTGTCTTATTCTATCTATTAATGCAACTATCATACTATGTTGCGTATCTAATTTTTTATGAACATCTGATATTAAATGTTGAAATAGTTTCCACACCATCCAACCAGCAGCAACTGCAAAGGCTGCAGGAATACCTACAGTCTCTAATAAATTCATCCATTGGTCAGCATTCATTTAGTTTTACTAAAGTCCTTACCACCTTTTGAAGTAGAAGTATATAATCCGAACCAAGCTGCTCCAGCTCCAACAACAACAGATATTAAACCTGATTGTTCCATACTAGGTTCTGGTAAATCCATATACCAAAAAACTACATAGTATAATAAATACATATATACACTAAGAAAAGCTCTTGGTATTAATCTCCAGCTATCTATTGCTTGTGCAACAAATATCCATCGTTGATAAGGATTATCATTCTTTTCATCTTCTAATTCTCTTATTCTATCTTTTAATTCTGACTTCTCTTGAAGCAACGACATAAATTTATTAAGGTCTATCTCAACTTCATTCCTGTCCATGTCTCCACTAAAGCCACCCATCATGTTATTTTGCATTTTATTTTCCTTTGGCTAAACTTCCACCGAAGTACATACCAATTATAGCTGATACTAAATTAGTATCAAGTTGTGTAATTACTAAGCCTTGAAAAGTTATCCATTCAAATACTTCTCTGCCTTCTCTAAAGAATAAAAATCCCGGATTCCAATTTGTATATCCTATTGTAACAGCTACATCAGGATAATAAACAGCTACTATTTTTGGAAATACAACTATAGCAAATATAGATGTTAATGCTATAATTCTTCTAGTCCATGCAAATCCTTTATCTTTTAGCCCGTGGTCTCTTGCTTGTTTAGCTGCTTTTAAATTAAACTCCCCACGAGTTATAAGAAGTTTTTGTGATTCTTGTTTAGCTTTACGACTTTCAGCCCACACACTCATTAATCCACCTAGTACAGTAGATGCTAACATAGTTATTATTTCAAAAGGAAATCCCATTTTATTCTACCGATAAAACTGATTGTTGTAATTCTTGACTACGTCTACCTACTTGCCAATACCAACGACTTTGTTGCATTTCTTCTGCCATTTCTTTCCAGTCATATTTTCTACAAGCTAATAACATATTTTTAAACTTTGAAAGTCTAGAGCCTCCTAAGTTAAAACACATATTAACTAATACATGTTGTATTTTTTCTGGAAGATTATAAAAACCTTCTTCACTTCCAAAAACATATATAGCTTCCATATAATGTTTTTGAAAATCATCTTGATAATACATATCTACTACTTCTTGACTGACAGGTGTGCCAACTTCCCAATCATATTCAGGGTCGTTAGGTTGACAAAGATGTCCAACTCCTAAAGTTTTATAGCCTAGACTATCCATATAAATTTCTAACACTTCGCCTTCGTGTCTTTTTATTTCAGCTTTACATTGTTCTATATTCATTTTAATCCTAATCCTTCCATTTGTGATTTAAGCTCTCTATCTTCCTCATCTTGTATAAAATCTGCAGTACTATTAAAAGGCATACCTGTTACTCTGCTTTGCATTTCATCAGGTTCGTCTTTAACATTAGGTACATTTTTAACTATACCACCTTTTGAATATTGTCTTACTTTGTATTTTTTATCTTTACTAGATGAACCTCTTGCTGCAGCTCTCATAGCTTTTCTTGTATCTGTTGGTAATAAACCATATCCGGGAACATTAGTAACAAGTATTTCTGGTATTCCTTTTCTATATAAAACACCATCAATAATATCTTGTGGTAATGGACCTGCAAAAGTTTTTAATGTAGCTGTTAAAGTTCCAACATTTCTGTCATATTCACTATCATATCTAGCAGCATAATCAAAAGGACCTATTCCTCCCCATCTTCTAACACCTTCAAATATTAATTGACCTGCATCTTTATCTCTACCAGTTTCATAGTCTTTTAAATTTTGACCTTGACTTCTAAGAATATTACCAATGTGAGCTACTGAAGTCATTAATATAACAGTAGGTAATACTTTTGGTATAGCTTGTGCTGGACTATTAACCATTTCATTTGAAAATCTTTTAAGTACAGTATTATTAAATACTGTAGGATATCCAGCAAACTGTACTAACATTTGAGCTGAAGGTGTTGAAAACCATAAAGGTCTATTAGCTTCTGCAGTACTAGGATTAAGAATAATTTCTTTTACAAATCTATTAGCTCCTGAAGTATATTGTTTTTGATAAAATTCTTGGCTACGAGCTATGTTATCATCCCACTTACCATTAACTGTAGATTTTTTATACCATTTAACTGCATCTTTTTCATCAACACCTAAATCATTTAACTGTTGAATTAAGTATTTCTTTTTACTTGCACCTAATCCACCTTTAGAAAGCTTTTCAGCATTTTGTTTTATTAATCTTTTACCAGTAGTAAATGATGCAAGTTGAACAGCTCTTGTCCATTGAGTTAATAAGTTAACTTTAAAAAATCCTTGTTGTATATTTTTAGCTAAAGTACCATGTAAACCTTCACCGGCTAATCCTTCAATTCTTTCTTGTACTGCTTGTTCTAAAGCTAGTCCAGTTTGATATAATTCACCCCAAGCTTCATCATCTATATCTTTAATACCTTTAACTCTTTTACGTAAGACTCCACGTTGAAAACCTTTTATAGTTCTATCTATAACACTTTTACCTTCTTTAACTATTACAGAACTTAAAATATCTCTAGCAACATTAAGAGTATCTCCTTTACCAGCTCTTGTTAAAAGTAAAAAAGGTTCAGTAATACTAGACAAAGTAGCAAAAGGTAAATGAGCCATCTGTTGTGTTAGTTTACCCCAATCAGCAGCACCTCTCATCCATTTATTTTTTTTCCATATAGAATTTGAATCAGTTTCAATACCAGTTACACGTTTGTGCATATCTCTAATACCATCGAGTACTTTAATTACTTCATTTTCATCTAAACCACTTTTTAATAATTCATCTCTAATTCCACCTTCTTTAAGTAAAAACTTTTTTTCAAACTCAACTAGGTTTCTACCAAAATAATTAGACCTTTCAATAGCTCTTGCAGCATTAGTAAAGTAATCTTCTAATATTTGTTGTGTATCACTTTCTAATACATATGCTATTTTATTATCATCTAAATTTGTAAATCTTCTAGCTTGTAAATATCCTGCAGAATCTCCAACAACTTTATCTTTAGACATCATTTTAACTTCAAAAGGAGTCCATCTTTGCATTAACATATCATCTACAATACGTTCAGCTTTTAATTCTTTAGCTCTTTGCATGTTTCCATTTGCTAAGTCTAAAAAGTCTACACCAAATATATCTTCGTCTTTACCTGCTGCATCTAATAATACACCTTTTACTTTTTCATTTTCTGCATTTTTAATAATTACTTCATCTATTTCATTTAAAGGGTCAGCATGTCCTGATTCTATTAAATCTCTTTGAAATCTTTCTCTGTTTTCTTTTAAAGCTTTATAGTTAAATAATCTAGGTAAAAATCCACCTTTATTAAGAGTTCCTTTTCTAAATAATCCTGCTTGATTTATATCATTAAAACTGTTATCTAATAAATTTCTAACACCTTCAGTACCATCAAAGTTTTTACCACCGTAAGAAACTGCAACATCTTCTGTTACTATAAATCCATTATGTTCTTTACCTATTAAATCTCTTATCCAAACTTTATTACCTGCTCTTTGAGCTTCTCGTTTAGTTCCGGTTACTCTTTTATCTCTTAATAAAGAATTTAATTCTTCTTGTTGGTCTTTAGCTAATCTAGCTCTAAAACCTACTCTATCTAAAACATTAAATGACTTAGCTAAACCATATAAATATTTACCTGTTCTTTCACCTACAGCAAGACCATAAGACTTTTTCTTTACTCCTTCTTTGCCTTGACCAGTCATTGTGACATCATAATCATATCTAAACTTTTCAAGTAAAGCTTGAAGTTGTGGTGAATTTTCTGCGTAACTTAAAAAAGCTGTAGTAGGTTTACCAATAGTATTAGCTAAAAAAGTGTGTAATATTTTTGTACCTTTACTTTGTGCTTTTTTACCTTCTGCTTTTAATTTTTCTAAAGGTTCTGCTACAACTTCATCAATTTCAGAGTCTTCTAAAACTTCTTGTCTTGTTTTCATACGAGCAGTATTTTCTATAACTTCTTCGTTGCTAAACTTAAATTCTAGTTGTTGAGTATATTCTGGCATATCTGTAACAGGAACTTTATCTATATCTGTATCTATTTTCTTAGCTGTTTCTTCTGTAGCTTCTCTAGCAGCTCTACCATACGTAGCAGCAGTAATACCACCACCCAAAGCTCCACCAATTGCTCCACCTAATAAAGTAGTAACTCCTATATTTGTGAAATCAATATCATCTTGTAAACCTAAATCCATATCAATATCTTGTAAAAAATAATTATGAAGTCCACCCCATGCAGCACCTTCAGCAGCAGTAAACAATGCAGTATCTTTTATAGCTTTCTTTTTTAATTCAGCTTTTGTATATTGTTTCATTGCTTGTTGTGCAGTAGTTCCTAAAACAGCTCTAGTCCCTAAAGATGTACCACCACTAGGTATAGCAAAAATAGCAGCAAGAATATTAAAAGGGTCAGTAACTATATCGACTCCAATATCTTTTATCATTCCAAATCTTTCTTTCCAATTACCTATATCTGCATTATTAAATCTTTCTCTTAAATATGCATAGTCTTGTTTTTGTTCTTCTGTCCAATTACCTGTTTGAAAAGAACGAACAGCAGCAGCACTTAAACTATAGTCAGAGTCTCTAAGATATTCAAAGATATTATCATTACTACCAACACCATCTAAAAACCTTGAAGCTCTTTGAGCAAACTCAGGGTCATTCCTAAGTTCAGTAAGTGTAGTTTTACCCGGAGTAGAATCGTAAGGGTTTACTTCACGTTCTGTTGTAGGTTCAGTTACAAAGGTGTCATAGCCTTCAGGAGTTTCAGACGTAGAAGTATCATAAAAAAATTCTTGTTCTTCTTGTTCTTCTTCTTTAGCTCTTTGTTCTTGTAAGCTTTGAATGTATAGGTCTAGTTGATTACTCATTAAAATATTTTCTTAATTTAAATTTAGTTTGTACTTTTGCTCTAAAAGGAATGTTACCTTTTTTATCTGTTGTATGATGTAAAACAGTATATATTTCATAAGCTGCATTTTGTTTATCTTTTTTATTATCAGCATTTAAAAATTTATTAATTAATTTATCACTACCTTTTTTTTCTAAAATGTCAGCCATAAATAAAAGAGTTTGGTCTTCAGGACTTAAACTTCTAACATCTCCTGTTTTTCTAACCTCATCAAATCTAGGTAATGGTCCAAGATATTTTTCTAATCTATTTACAGCAGGTACAACAGAACCTTTTATAAATTGATACCCACCTCTAGCTGAAGAGTTTGGATTAGCAGCATTAAAATCACCATCACTTTCTACTTCTAATATAAAATCTGATAACTCATTTAAATTTCGAGTAGCTAGTTCTTTACTATCAATACCTAATCTATCTAAATGTAAATTTAATAATTTATTATATTCGGGATTTTCGTAATTAGAATTTAATTCAGTCTTTTTTTTTTCGTCTTTTAAAGATTCTAAATATTCTCTATTATTTTTATTTTTTATTATATCCATAATTTCATTATAAGCTTCTGGATTATTTTCTAATACACTTGTAATATCAAAACTTAATCTTTGAAGATTGTTTGGATTAGTATCAATATTATATTTTTCTGTTATTAAATCTGTAACATATCTTGCATTTTCATCTTTAATCTCTAAGTCATCTTTTTCAGAAGGAAGTGTAAATAAATTTCTAGTAATAGGAAGTGTTTTATCTTCACTAAGATTTCTAATTTCTCGTATTAAAGTATTTTTCTTTTTTCTAAAATTTTGTCTTTTTTCTTTATTATCTTTAGCAGTTTCTTGAAATTTAATTTGTTGTTCTCTACTATCACCAGTTAAAAATGCACCTGCAGGAGTTTGTTCAGGAAGTTCATCAATTCTTTTTTGCATTTTTTCTTCTAAAGTTACTGGAGTTTGAATGCCTTCCATTTCTTTAGCAGCTAAACTTTCTATATAAGCTTGAGAGTCCATTCCAAAATATTTATTAATTTCAATATCTAATGCACCACCAAGTTTTATATTTCTTTCATTCTCAGTTTTAGAATTTGTTAAAATATCTTTAACTGTAGATTCTATCATATCTTTTTTTCTATCTACTGAAGCATTAATATAACTTTCAGATAAATCTATACCACCGTTTTTCTTAATGTTAATATCATCACCTACCATAGTAGATATATTATATTTATTATAAACTTGATTTAATGTTCCAAATGAATCATAAGTTTCTTGTTTAACAGGAATCCAACTTTCATCTCTAAAACCTGCATCTGTAACTATCATAGCAGCAAACATAGTTCTATTTGATTCATTATCTAATATAGCTCTAAATTCATTAAAACTTTTACCGTCTACTTTTTTTCCTTCAGTTTCGTTATATACTGACATTAAAAATTTTCTATCTTCTTTTAAACGTAAACTAAGTGCAGCAGTATCTAAAATTAAATCTCTTCTATCTTCATCAGAAATATCTCTCATAAATTCATCCCAGTTTCTTTTACCAATAAAAGTATCTGTTTGTAATTCACTAGGATATCTTCCTTCATCAAGCAAGTTTGTCATTTGAGGTAAATATATTTCACCTATATCTTTTCTGTAATTTTCAAATTTTTTACCTGATGCTCTTTCTCTCCATCTTGTAGGTGACTTAGAAGCATCTGCTAAAGCTTTACTAACTATGTTATTAGTCATACCTTTTAAATTCATTGCTTGATTTAAATCTCTTATAGTTGGTCCAGCTAATGTACGTTCATCAAATTTTTTAAAAATATCAAATCCACTTTTGTTTTTAAAATCATCATTAAATAAACTTAATACTCTTCTAAAACCACCCATTAAATTACCTTGAGATTTGTATGTAGTTAATATATTTTCATAATTTCTTTTTTTGTACATAGTTAAAGTATCTGCATCTAAACCCATAGCTCTTTGAAATAATTCATTTCTATCTAAATTTATTTCAGGGTCATCTATTAATTCTCTTAAACCATCTTCATATGCTAAATAATTAGCTTTTTTAGATACGGGGTCTATTTCTAAATACTTTTGAGCATATCCTTCTGTTGCTAAATTAATAGCGTTTTCATATGTACTTGTTCCATAAATAGTATCGTATTCATCAGAAGTCATAGCTTTTATTTTTTGGTCAATAAACGGTCTTACTGCTTGACTAAATCCTAAATAATCTTCACTATCTTTAAAACCTTCATATCCACCTTTACCATCCCATTGATTGCCAATAGTATTTAAAATAGTAGCATTAACATTTAATTTTCTTGCTTTATCTTCAGCATTTAAATTTTCAAACTTATACTCTTTATCTACTTCTTTAATACGTTGCTTTAACTGACTCTTCATAATGCCTTGACCCATAAGCAATACAGCTAGTCCTTGTTGGATTCTTTCATTTTTCTTAGCTTTTTTAGCAGCTCGTCTTTCTCGGTCTGCTTTTCTTTGAAGTAAAGAAGAACCTAGTTCATCAATATTCATATTACTCATGTTTCCAAATATATCTTCAGCCATTTTTAAACTCCTGTTTTACCTAATAAACTTTCTTGATTTTGTAAGTCAGGTTTTTGTTTTTGTAAAATACTTTGTTTCATTTTTTCAGTATCTAAAGTATCTAATTGTTGTTTAATATTTTTACCTACAGAAGCAGGATTTATTTTATTAATAACAGCATTTTTAAATCCTTTACCTTCAGGAATTACATTTTTTAATTGCTGTTTAGAATTTTGTAAATCTCTAAAAGATTCATCTTCATCTTCTTCCATTATAACATTAGTATCATCTCTTGTCAATACTGGGTCAATACCAGCTTTTTCTGCTATAGCCATTAACATATACATAGTAGGCTCTAAAAGATTTAACATCATATCTGGATTCCATTTACCTTTTTGAAAACCTGATACTAATAATAAATTAGCAATATCTGAAACTGGAGTTTTTTGAGACATTAAAGTTGCAACAGTTGTAAGATTATCTTCTTTTAAAAGGTCAAAAAATATTTTTTCCGTAGCTACTTTTACAGAAGTTATTTCAGGAGTTTGTTCCCAAGGATAAGGATTGTCAGGACTATTAGTTAGTGATTGTCCTGCTGTCGGTCCTTCAAATAAAAATGGTTCTGCTTCTTTTGCTATGGCATTTGGATTACGCATAGTTTCTATCTCCTAATTGTGCTTGTAAAAATTGTTGATAGTCAAAACCATAACCACCGATATCCATTGGATTAATATAATCTGTAATTCCTCTATATGCTAAATATTGTTGAGCTGGGTCTTGAGCAGGATTAAAATTACTAAAGTCTACAAACATAGGCATATCTACTACCTGTGCATAGTTTTGTTGTTCTAATGGTGCTAACTGATAATCTGATTGTTCTTTAAAGTAATCAGATTTTCGATTTGCAAGATAAGCTACTTGAGCTTCATATGCTTCTTCACCTTGAATCATCTGTTGTCCTGCCATTGATATAGGTTGTATTTTTTTATAAGCTGCAAACTCTTTACTTGTATTAATTTTTTCTTTAAGTTTTAAATCTTTATTTTTAATAGTTTCAGTAATACTAAGTTTTTTATCTTTAACATTATCAACTACTGTATCTTCAACAGTATCAGTTACTACATCTTCAACAACATCAGTTACTACAGCTTGATTTTTTTCTAAAGCTAATCCTTTTTCAGATTTTTCTACAAAACCATTAGTTAAATCACTTACAAAGTTTCTAAAATTACTACCTATTTCACCTTTACCTCCAAAAGCACTACTAACAGTATTCATACCATTTTCAATAGCACCTGATACTGTATTAAATACTTTACCAAGACCAGTTGTAATTTTACCTTTAACATAGTCAAAAGCTCCAGAAGCAGCTTTATAAATACTAGTACTTACATCTACTAAAAATTTACCAGCCGGACCCATTGCAGATATTGTATTACCAAGCCAACCTGCTATATTTCCTAATCCCGGAAGTATAAACGATAAAGCTATAGAACCTAAAGGACCTAACTTACCAAAAGCTTTAGCTATTTTACCTAAACCTTTCTTAAGTTTTTTGCCTACTTTTTTAAATACTTTACCAAGTTGTTTTGCTTTTTTTCTTAACCATCCCATAATATTTTCCTTAAATTAATCACTACTTAACCATCCATTTATTAAAGTAGATATTGCTGTTAAATTACTGCTCCAATTACTATCTTCTGCAGCCCCTGTATCATTACCTAAAGCTGCTGTGTATATAGAAGTCTTTCTAGTTTCATCATTATCCCATCTTCTAAAATTAAAATCAGCTTCGTCACGTAGTTCTTGCCATAAAAAGTTCATAGATGATGCAGTTAATCCAAATGCATTTTGTGCGTTTTGTTGATTAATTGCATTTTGTGCTGCTGTATCTGCTGTATTAGCTTGTCTTCTCCAAGCAACATTAGATTGTGCTATAGCTGTTTCATTTTTTGTATTAAACTCTTCTCTTTGAGCATCTAACTGTGAATTAAATTTACTTACATCTGTTTTTAATTGTGCTTCTAACTTAGCAGCTTCTGCTTCGTTACCTACTCTTCTAGCTTCTGCTACATTTAAAGCTTGTTTATTAAACTGCTCCATAGAGTTTATTTGACTTGCATTAAATTGAGATTGATTTTGTGCTAAGTTAGCCATAAACTGATTTGTTTGATTTTCACTTGTAGCATTAAATTGTGCTGCAGCATTTTGAGCTGATTGGTCTGATAATAATCTTTGTTGCTCTTGTTGTGCTTTCATCATATTAGCTTGTTGTTCATTATTTAAATTAGCCATATCCATAGTTAAAAAGTTTTTAGCATTTTCTACTGCTAATTTTTCTCTTGCATTTAAATTAGCAATATCCATTGAAGCCATAGCTGTAGCATTTTGCATAATAGCTTGTTGTTCTGCATTCATATCAGTAATAGCTACAGTTTGCATAAACTTACTATTAGCTAACTCTACTTGTTGAGCTGCATTAAACTTAGTTAAGTCCATGTTAGCTTTAGTAGTAGCATTTTGTATAGCTGATTGTTGGTCAACATTAAGTTGAGCTATACCCATTTGTTGTGCTAACTGTGCTTGAAGCTGATTAGTTTGTAAAGTTTTATTAAGATTTGCAAGTTCTGTTTTTTCAGCATTACTTAATAATTCACTAGCTGCTAAGTTACGAGAAGATAGATTAGCTAATCTCATTTGTTGGTCGTTAGTTAAATTAGCAAGTTCCATTTGCTGTTTAAATCCTTCATTCTTTGAAAGGAAATCAGCAGCAATTTGCATCTCTGCTATTTTTTCTTGATTTTCTGCAGTTTGGTCTGCTCCAACTGCATTAGCTTCTATTTGAAGCTCTGTCATATTTAACTGTTGTTCATTACCAAGATTCTGCATTGCCATTTGTTGCTCATTTTGAGACTTAATAACAGCTTGTTGTTGTAAATTTTGTAAGTTTTGAGTACGTGTTTGCTGTTGTTGTTCAGCAGTTGTCATTACAGCCTGTTGGTCAAACTGACTTTGCATAACTCTCATTTGCTGAGACATTTGTGCAGTCTGACTTGCAGCATCTTGACGATTAGCTAAGTTTTGCATTCTTAACTGTTGTTCTTGAGTAGCTTGTTGTAAGTTTGCTTGTTGTTCGTTACTTAAGTTTTGAGCTGCTCTAGCTTGTAAAGCTTGTGCATTGCTTTGAGCCATTGGCATAGCACTTTGAATAATAGCATTAAATAATGAATCTCTACCTACAGTAGATACAGATATACCTCTAGCAGCCATACCTTGATTAACTGCAGCAACAGCAGGTTTTGCCCATAAAGGTATTTCACCATCTTCCATACCACCTAATAGTGTTTCCATTTGTGAAGACACTAAAGCTTCTGTAGGTAACGCAGCAATAGCAGCATTAACTACTACAGGATTTTCATCTACTTTAGCTGTTACAGTTTCAGGGTCTTGTACAACTGCAGCAGCTATATCTGGTGGTAAATCACCGACTACTTTTAACATATCAGCAGCAGCACTTTGAGCAGCTTTACCTTTTACTAGTCTTTGTTTAGCAGCAGTATATCCTACTGTTTGATTAATAGCAGCAGCAACTCCGTCAGGGGCTGGTTGACCTAATATAGTTTCACGTTCTTGTCTTTCAGCATCAGGAGTAGCAGAAACAGTTGTATCTTCACCTTCTACTTCATCAACTAAATAAGTTCCAGATAGAACATCTTCTACATTTTTAGCTTTTGCAGCTTCTGCTTTAACAGTATCAACAGTTGAAAATTTAACTCCTGCTGTTATTTCACCTTGAATATCTTCAATAGGTCCTCGACTAACAGTACCGTCAGCAGCTTTTACTTCTACATCTTTATCAGATACAGTAGTTAATTCATCTTCAGTAATTTGTGCAGCATCTGCTACTTCAGTTGGTTGTGCAGTTGTAGCTTGTCCTTGAGATACTTGTTCTTTAGAAATTCCTGCAACTCCTGCTGCTGTTGCTGCTTGAGTTTGTTGCATTTTAAAAGCTTCTGAAGCAGGGTCTAACTCAGTATTTGCTGCAGGTAATCCTGTTTTTGGGTCTATTAAAGTTTGTGCATCTGGAATTTGTGGTAAGTCTACACCTGTAAAATCTCCAGCAGCTATTCGTTCTGCTTGTTCTCCAGTAGCTTGAACACGTTCTGTTCTGTTAGGGTCTACTGCACCTTGCTTTACAACATATGGAGTTTCTTCTTCTTCGTCATCATCGTCTTCGTCATCATCGTCTTCGTCACCACCACCATTGTCATCATCGCCACCACCGTTGTCATCATCATCGTCATCATCATCGTCATCAGTAATTCGTCTAGGTACACCATTTACTAATCTCCAACCAGCAGCTTTTGCTTCTGCTAAACTATCATACCCTAAATCTCTCCACCATGCTCCTGCTCCACCCGGTGTTGTAGGTTTAG